TCTTGGATGTGGTGGTGTCGGTCTTAATTGTATTTTTGCTTCTAAATTGTCACATGCCAGTCCGGTTGTTGGGGTGGACATAAGCGCATCTAAACATTCGCTTACAATAAAAAATGGTGGCGAATTTTATCATATTGATTCTTTAAATCAGTTATTTGATAGTTATAAAAAATTCGATTGTATCATAGATACAACAGGAAATTTAGATCTTGTTTCAAAATGCATCCCTTACTTATCCGAACAAGGAAGGTGCATATTCATTTCTCAACCAAAACAAAATTCTTCATTAGTTATAACGAATCCAATAAATTTTTTTTCCACTAAAGGATTATCTTTTAAGACGACTCAAGCTGGAGGTTTTGATCCAGATATAGACGTTCCAAAGTATATAAAATTATACTTGAACAAAGTTATAAACGTCGATAATATAATCACAGATTTTTACGATTTAGACTGTATAAATGACGCTGTAGCTAAATTAATGACTGGAACTTCTGGCAGAATTTTAATAAAAATATGAACCATATCTCTAAACAAGGACTGATTGATTTTGAAAACGATATAATTAAATTATATAAAGATTGCAAGCTTCCATTTCTTTTTCATCTATCAGGCGGGAATGAAGATAAGTTAATTCAAATCTTTAAAGACATTAAAGATGGTGACTATGTGATTTCAAATCATAGAAATCATTATCATGCATTGTTGGCTGGAATTCCACCAGAAGAGTTGAAACAAAAAATTGTTGATGGCAGAAGCATGTTTATCTACGATAGAAAGCGTAATTTTTTTACATCAGCCATCATTGGTGGAACTCCAGCTATTGCTGCTGGAATCGCTCTTGCTCTAAAGCGCAAAGGGTCTTCTCAAAAGGTGTGGTGTTTTGTGGGTGATGGCACAGAAGATTCTGGGCATCTTTTCGAAGCGGCAAGATATGTTTCTGGCTTTGAATTACCATGTAAATTTATTGTAGAAGACAACAATAGGTCTGTCTGTACTCCGAAAGACGAGCGATGGGGAATGGCGGGCTATCCAATCATGCCTTCATCCGTAATGAGATATGAATATGATATCACTTATCCACACGCTAGAATTGACGATGTGATTGACTTGAAGAAAACAAAGCAAAAGACTGATGCTGAATATTTTCCGCATTTACTTCCAGAAGAAATGCCGTCTTTTGATGTTGATCCAAATATTTCATTTAAGAATGCAGTAACAGAAGCTATGACAGAAATTGGAAAGGCTAATTCTGTGTTTATTGGTTATAATGTTAAATATGGAAATGCTATGGGCAATCTTGTTAATGTAGAAAATAGCAAAAAGATTGAAACCCCTGTTGCCGAAAATCTTATGGCGGGGCTTGCTATCGGAATGTCTTTCGAGGGTTTCCGGCCAGTTGTTTATTATGAACGGCATGATTTTATGTTGGTAGCCGCAGACGCTATTATTAATCACGCTAATCATATCGAAAGAATATCTCATGGCGAATATGAGTGTCCAGTAATATTTAGAACAGTGGTAGCTGATAGTGGTCCATTCTATTCCGGCCCTACTCATTCTCAAAACTTTACAGAAGGCTTTAGAAATTTAGTATCTTTTCCAATTTACGTTCCTGAAACTGGGCCAGAATTACTAACGGCTTACAAAAAAGCTCTATATTCTAGAAGGCCGTCTATGATTGTGGAAAGGAAAAGCAAATTCTAATGAAAAAGAAAATTTTAGTAATAGGTGATAGTTGCAGGGATGTTCATATTTATTGTTCATCTAGCAGAATGTGTCCAGACAAGCCAGTGCCGATTTTAAAAATCATCGATCAAAATGATAATCCAGGTATGGCAAAAAATGTTTATAGAAACATAAAATCTATTGTAGAATCTTGTGATTTACTAACAAATAGAAACTGGTACAATATTACTAAAACTAGATATGTGCATAAAAGTACAAATCACATGTTTTTTAGACTCGATTCCACTGAAGAAATAAAGAGAATAAACATTAATTCAATAAATTATAATTATGATCATATAATTATTTCAGATTATGATAAAGGTTTCTTAACTGAGGAAGACATTATAACTATAAGTTCAAATCACGACTCTGTGTTCTTAGATACAAAAAAAATATTGGGTTCATGGGTTAATAAAGTAAAATTTATAAAAATTAATAATTATGAATACGAAAGATCTAAAAACTTCATAACAGAAGAGCTTAATGATAAAATAATAAAAACATCTGGGGAATATGGATGCTATTATCTTAACGAGCTGTTTCCCGTTGAACAGCAAGAAGTTATTGATGTATCTGGTGCTGGGGATTCTTTTTTTGCTGGCTTGATTGTCGAGTACGCTAAGAATAAAGATATTAGAGCTTCTATAGAATTTGCAAATAAATGTGCAAGTAAGGTTGTGAGTCAAAAAGGTGTTAGTGTGATGTGAGTTTTAAATACAAATCTATTTATGAATAATTTTTTAACGGTAGGTGTAGAAAAAAATACTTTTAGTATAAACTGTCGGCAATTAATGAAAAAATTTATTGAAGACACTGCGGTTGAAATTTTTGACCACAATCAATATGAATTAAATGTAAAAGTAGAACCAAATGATTTAGTCTTAGATTTAGGATGTTCTTTAGGTTATTTTTATTTTAAAAATTTGCATAAAAATATAACTTATATTGGTATAGATGGTAGTATCGATTGCCTAAAAGACTTTTATGAAAATTTAAATAACAACAATAATCCTGTTCTTATAAATAGCTTTGTAACGGATAATAAAAAAATTTATGATTGCAAACCCTTTTTTCATGACACGCCTTCTAAAGAAGTAGTTAGCATTTCTTTTGTTGATTTAATTAAAATATTAAATAAAAAAATCGACTTTTTAAAATTTGATATTGAAGGTGCGGAAATGGACTTTTTTGATAATGAATTCAATTATAAATTATTAAAACAATATGTTAAAAAATTCTCTGGTGAATTTCATTTGTTAAATAGCTCTTACACTCGACAAAAGATAAACGAAGTTTTAAAAAAACTTTCTATAGATCCTCAACTAGATTTGAAAATTCATAGTGTTGATGCAGTAGATATTACAAATTCTTATTTTTACAGTGGCGATTATTATTCAGAAATAATTATTTCTGCCAAAATAAACATTTAATATGATTCTAGATAAACAAATTTACATAGAAAGCGCAAAATTTTTACAAAACCTATTAATTGAAAATAATATAAATTGTTATTTAGTAGGCGGATCTCTTATAAATTCTATAAGAGACGGTGGGATTTTAGATACAGAAGATATAGATTTTGCAGTACTTAGCGATGGCTCGTTTGAGATGATTAATTTAATCGATTTATTTAAAAAACATTTAGATTTTTTTACTTGGATCAGTTATCCTAACTTATTAACGGTTTATGTTTTAGGAGATGAAAATAAAAAAATTGATTTTTTTAAATTTACAAAAAGACATTTAAATTATTATATGTTTGATATGAACTGGATACATGAAAAAATTTGTAGTTTTCAAACTTTTAAGAAATGCGAAGTTGTTTTAGAAGGCAAATCTTTTTTAACTGTATATAGACCAGATATTTTTTTAAAAACTGTTTATGGTGATTATTCTATAAAACAAAATAAATATAAAAATTTAAAAGGTGGCGACACAAGCCATTCTCAAGAATGTGTATTTTATGTTGATGTAGATCACTTTGATAAAATTGATTTTCAAGTTGAAAATTTAAAAAATTTTTTTAAAAAAATTACTGTTAAATCTGATCTTATAGATTTGGATGAAAATAAAATAAACATTTTTGATATTAAATATATCAATAAATTTGATGTAAATAAATATTTATTTTATAAAGATTTCACTAATTTTTTAGTGAGGAATGATGTTAATTTTAACGATTTTTAATTTTTTTTATTATATCGGAAGTGCATATGTGACTAGTTCTGTCTAATAATATTAATTTATTTTCACTGACTTGATAGTATTTTTTTATATATTCTTCTTTTTCTCGCCCAGCAAAGACATAATCGGCTCTTAATTTATTTAATAAATCATCTGTAGTGATTAAATCTGCATTTTCATACACTTCATCAACATATTTACAACACCGTATCATTTCCAAGCGATCTAAATATGAAATAATTGGAGCGCTTTTATAAGTAGTTACTTGCTCATCATTATGGACCCCTACTATAAGTTTATTGTAATTTTTTTTTATTTTTTTAAATAAATTCACATGGCCTACATGAAATAGATCATAAACACCGTATGTGTATGCTGTCATGATATTAAAGATTTAAAAATGTATTCATAATAATCACATTGCTGTTTAATTGTGAATCTTGAGTTAGCGTTTTTGTAACAATTTTCAGGATTGATAATCTTATCTATATTTTGAGTAGCGTAAATCATATCGTTTGTAGTAGAACATCTTAATCCAGTTTCTCCTTGTAATACCGTTTCGGTAAAGCCGCCAAAATTTGTTGTTATAGTGGGTGTTCCTGAGAATTGAGCTTCAATAACTGTCCAATTGCATGGCTCCATAAACAAAGAAGGAGCAAATAAAAATTTTGCATCGCTTAGTAAATTCATTCGTTCAATAGGATCGACGAATCCTACTAATTTACAGTGTTTAGTCTCTTTAAGGTTCAAGATGTTTGGACCTGCAAATACAATGTCTTGTTCAACATGATTACAGATGTCATAAGCAAGTTGTGCGCCTTTTTCTTCAACTATTCTGCCTAAAAATAATGCTGTATTTGATTTTTCTTTTTTGTATATGAAGTCATCAGGATCAAAGCCGGGATAAACAACATATTCGCATCCTAATTCAACATGTGTTTTAGCATGTCCATGCATTTTATGCATTTGACTATGTGTTTCAAACATCTTAATTGGCGCAAACATGCTGTCATAACCTATACTCGGTTCTACTACTACAGCTTTATCATAAAAGTGTTTAACACATGGTTCATGCGCAAATCCAAACCAGCA